ATGAGTAAATTTGTTCAAATTGGTGTAACAGCCTTACGTGCACCTGATGGAACACCACTTCCTGCAGTTCCATTATATATAAAGGTTGATGACGGTGTAGATGAAGTAAAAATGCAGGAACCAATGATTACAGATTTTGCTGGACTATGTGCAAAAAAATATAGAGAATATATTCTATTAGAGGAAGAAAAAACTAAAAATAGTAAATAAATATTATATACTTTTTATACACAAATGCAGTCATAGTTAAATGACTGCATTTTTTGACTACTCTAAATTTAAATATGTCTTTATCCTATCTACAACATTCTTACTTTGTTTTATTTGCCCATTAAACATTTGAGATATTGCTTGCTTTGAAACATTGCATAATCCAGCAAGACTATTAGATTTAGAATCTAAACACAATCTATATTATATTTTTATTAATGGTTATTTTGAACTTATTGTTAGTAGATAAGGAGAAAAGGGGGTGACTTGCGGTTTAATACCAACACAAGAGCCAACTTACCTACATAATCGCCTTAATTAAAGCTTTCATGAGGCATCACCTCCTTTTTGCACTTGTATGAAAAATCATACAAATGTATTATAGCACAATAAATGATAAAATCAAAGTTGTTTGCTGACTACTATTTTAATTTTCAAATAATAATTCTTTATTAATATATGATGTAGTTAATATATCAGCATACTTATAAAAGAAAACATTAAAATAAATATTTTATATTTCTTTATTAAACCAATTAAATAAATCATCTAAAAATCCAAAATAATTATTTAACACTATTAAGAAAATGAATAGAAACAATAAAATAGCTAGACCAATAGTAATCACATTCTTTACTTTTTCCTTGGAGAAAAAGTTACATAATGTCTTATAAACTTTTACCTCACAACGATAATCAATAAATTCTGAATATTTATATATCTCTTTATTTTCAAAAATATATATTTCTATATCAGTAATTTTGGCTTCCAAATTATAATTAATAATATGACAAATATACCTCAACTCTGCATCACTCATTTTGCTTTTCGGAATCAATTCGATACCGCCTTTTGATGTCTTAAAGTATAAATGCTTTTGTCCATCATTTACTACTATTGAAACATCCTGTAATTGATCCTTCTTTTCTTCATTATATTCAGTTTTAGTTTCCTTGACTTCAAATAAATCTAATATTTTTAATTTTTTTGATGCATCTTTTTGTAATTCAATTATATATTGGTCTTTTTTTCCTTGCAAATAAATTAAATCATAAAAAAATATTACAAGCATTATAAAAGAAAGAATAGATTGAAGTACTATATTTCCTATGGTTTTTAATCGAAAAAAGCCAAAAATAAAGTTTATTAAATTAATGTAAATTAGACCAATAAACCTTAATATTTTTCCAATGTCTAGTTTCACTTTATAAGTTATTTCGCGTTTTTTTTCTAAATCTTGAAATATTATGATAAGAAATATTACCATAATTTCAGATATAATTATTATATTATTGAATAAATTATCCATTTTGATTTTCTCCTTTATAGATTATCGATAAATCCCATTCAAAAATTATTTGGATTTTTTTTATTAAATTTTTGCTTATTGGTCTTGTTTCATTTTCAATTTGCGAAATAAATTGTTTGCTAAATCCACATTTTTTTGCGAACTCATCAATTGTTAAATCTTCTATTTCTCTAATCATTTTAAGTGCAATTGTAGAATATTTAAGATTAGTGTTTAAACTATAATTTGCATCTATCAATTGTTTGGCTAAAATATTTAAGTCACATATTTCTTCATCTACTTCAGCAATTACTCCCTCATTATATAATTTATATAATAAATACATAATACGATGATATTTCATTTTAGCTATATTATCCATTTCACACCTCTGTTAAAAACATAATTCTTCTTTTATGTAAATTACAACTTCATCAATAGTTAAAAAATCTTTTTTTGATAATTCAAAATTAACGTCTATAATGCTATTTAATAACTTAACGTTCCACATATTTACATACTCTGTTATTTTATAAGTTTTATCTTTTTTAGTTATAGTCATATTTATACCTCCTTGACTTTTCTTTCGTTTTTTGATATAATTATGAATGGGAAAGGGCTTTCGCCCTCCCATTACTTGCCCTTTGATTTTGGCTTTTTGATTGTGAAAGTAACTTTGACTGCTTCAATTGACTCGTTACTTGCTACAGCTTTTGCCAATTCTTCAAGGGCTTTTTTTATTTCTTGATTTTTCATTTTATCACCTCCTTCATTTATTTACACTTATATTATATCATATATTGCATACTTTTGTCAAGCAATTTGATAAAAACAAGTAATCATTAATGTATTTTTCCTCTAGTGCATTACTAATATTTCAAAATATTAATACCTCTTACCCCCCTAATCATATTAGCATAATGTCTTATATAAAAACACCTACATCGTAATGTAGGTGTTTTTCAATTAAATAGTAAAACAATATTTTTATAACTTCTTCTAATCATTATATATTTCACTCTTAATCGCATTAAATCGCTCTTCTATACCTTCTTGAAATATATCCCTAATAAATTCAATAATATTATTTTTAGCACATAAATTTTGATTAATCAAATCAAAATAATATTTTCTTAGCCCATTAACACTCAAATCACATCTAATATACTTATCAATAACAAATTTATGATCAAATTCAATAATCCCATTATACTCTAACACGAAAATGTATTTCAAAAATATATCATCTGTGACACTATCTAAGTCTAATATATTTTTATTAAAATTATTCATAAAATACCTCACATACTTTATTATATGTATAATAATACTAACATATGTAAATATTTTATTTATCTTCTATTTCATATTCTCTTAAACAGTATAATCTAATATCAAAACAGTTTTTAACTAATGACCGCATATCATCTATTAATAAATGACAAGAATAATCGTCTTCTATTATAGTTATTCCGTCTAGCATACGTCTTATCAAACGACTTTTTTTTACTTCATCCGAATTCTTTTTTATTAATTTTTCAAATTGTTGTATTGGTATATGTTTTGTCAACTTGCTTGAAATAAAAATTGGATAGTTTTCTTTTTTAAATAATTTTATCCTTTCCTTATACTCTTTGTAAAATATTTTAGAATCACTCGTTATCATTCTTAATTCCGTTTCATCCACACATTTTATAATCTTTTTTTCAGATAATACTCTTTTTATAAACTTTACAAAATCTGGAAACTCATCTTTATTTGGAGAAAACATAGTGTTCCAAAAAGCATAATCATTAAATTCATAATAACTCTTTATAATGCTCTTATTTTTTAGATTTTTATTCTCAACAATTTCTGTTTTAAGAGTATCTCTATCCATAAGGCTAGCGCCTCCTTTTATGGCAAAATAAGTAATTGCAAGTTCTGCAAGTTCACCTAAAAAACTGACTTTATCGTTAAAAATGACATTTGTATATGAAAAGAATCTATTCAAAAGAAATTGATCTGCTGCGTTAATTGCCTTAGTTGATATTCCTAAAACACTTTTGCCTTCATATTCTCCGATTCTTAAATTTGATATCAAATAATCTATATCTATTGTTCCATATGAAGTCCCAGAGCTTTTACTATCCCTTAATAAATAATCTAACCTATCCGCGTCAATTTCAGAATGCAATAACTGAATTTTTAAACACATATCATTATCTGAATCATCTTGATAATTTCCTCTAATCATATCATTTATTTCTTTTGAAATAGCATCCAAATTTTTTTTAATAACAAAATTAGGATTTGATAAGTATTTTTGCATAATATCCAATATTTCTTGTGTTTCAATAGCCAATTTGGCACTTACCATTTCATGATGATATCTATTACTACCTATTGATAAAAAATCTTTTACGCGTTTATTTTTTTTTTCACCAAAAACTTCATCATCAATTGACTTATATCTTTTATTCACTATATCATCAAAAAAATCTTTTACATCCGACTGAGATAATATTTTTTTCGAATATCCAGCTTCACCAACATGTGACAATGGATAATGCCCAATATCGTGTAATAAGCCTGCTAATCTTACAATCTGTCTATTCTCATCATTAAACCCTATGGAAGTAGCCATTTTATCAATTAAGTGCATTACTCCTAAAGAATGCGAATATCTAGTATGTTCACTACCTGGAAAAATAAAATGCGTTAGACTTAATTGTTTAATATCATGCAATCTTTTAAAAATTTTAGTATCAATTATCTCCTTTTCAATCTCCGTTATAGGTATCAATCCGTGCACGTCATCTAATATGCTTTTTATAAATTCTAAGGCCATATCCATCCCCCCTTTTTTATCTATTATAAATTATATTGTAGTATTTCCTCGTTAATATTAGATTTACTTAAATGTGGTTTTCTATTCATTAGTTCATTTAGTGTTTCGGATTGATTTGAACAAATCCCCAATTCCTCTAGAAACATTAGCGATGCCTTTGCTTCGACAATATCCCTATCAGTATATTCACATTTTGATGAAACATCAGATATCATTTTAATTAGTCTATTTAATAGTTTTTCTTCAACTTCATCAAATTCATATTGAATTTCTCTATCTTTATCATAATAAATTTTTAAATCATCAGACAATTCAGAAGAATATGGACCATAGTCACACCAAATATACTTGTAAAATTTGGTAAAACCCATTCCTGACATAGCTAAAATGTAATTGCATTTTTGCATTTTTATCCTATCATCAAAATTTTTCATTTCAAATTTTTTGCCGTAAACCTTCTTGTATGCTGAAAGCATTTTTTCAATCATAAAATAATCCCTCCTTTTAGTACTAATATTATAATACAAATCTCTTAAAAAAACAAATAATGCAACTTATCAATTATAGACGTTTTTCGACATTTTTTATAATAATCCAAAAAATGACTAATAGAACCTATTTTTTTATTTATAAATTAATAAAAGCAACTTATTTAAGTTGCCCTTTTTCATTTCTTTAAATCATATAGCATTGATTCTATTGTTGTTGTTAACCAATTGTCAAAACCATTAAAGTTTTTCTCGATATATTCTTTTACTGAAGTCTTTAGCTGAGATTTCACTTTTTCTTTTGTCATTTGTAAAGCATTTTGTTGTGCTTCTTTATCAAACATATTTTTATTTTTTAATGAATCAACATAAGTTTGAGTCGTTTCTTTGATAACCCTAGTAACTACTCCTACAGCTTCATTCATTAATGTTTTTGCTTTAGCATCTTTGACCTTTGTATCAATTAAATTAGTAAACTTTGTTGTTAACCACGTGATTAAACATGTGATTAATACCATAAATATGCTTAGTAATATTTCTGTTAATTGTTCCATATATTTTTTCTCCTCTATCTATTTATTTGATTGCTTTAATTCATCTATTCGATGATGCGCAGATTTTACGCTTGATTCAACTTGGGCAATTCTTGCTGGAATTTCTGCAAGATTTGTATTCTCAACTAACTGCTCTAATACAATGATTCTCACATTTTGATTATTCAGTTTATCCAAAATTAATGACATTTGAGTTGACATTGTATTATTTATTGTTATTAAGTTTTCAATCTTATTATTAATAGATGATTCCTTTGCACCATCTTCTTTATTTTCACTTTTTATCTTTTTGATATTAAACCTAATGGTAAATAAGAAAAGAATTAGTGCTATAATAAGAGAGATTAGACTAATGATTTCTGATGTTTTCATGTTTCCTCCTTACATTAACCTTTTATAGGATATTTTGTACTCAACTGTTTCTACGCTACTTGCTAATTGTGTTGGATAAAATTGACTACCTACTATTGAAGAAGAATCGAGTGCATATGCACCTTTTTCACTTATATATAAATCAACTTTAAATCCAGAAGAATTATAGGACACAATTTTAATGCGAGCTGTCTTATGCCATTTTGTTGACTCCACCCCATTTGCAATATAGACATGTAGAGGTCCTGAAGGTTCATCATACCCTCTTAATATATACTCATTGACAGAATTTACATCCATACTTATTAAATCGGTTATTGTTGTTCCATATGCTCCAACTTTTGCTGATCCATCAGCCAAATCGACCTTAATTAAATAAGTACCATATGGCAAAACTGTTATTCCTGGATTTAGCACTTGCCACTTGTTTTTTATTTTGTTTGGAACATATTCATCCAAATCGTTCCATGGTGTTTGTCCATCTCCAATCTTTAAAACTTTATTTGTTGTATCATAACCGATTTCACAATTATCCAAAATTGTGTTATTAGATTCAAAATTTTCTGCAGTGTCGTTTCTAACACAAAAAATTGCTTCAACTTCTTTTATCATGCTTAAGCCTCAGCATTTCCACCATCTAAAATCAGTACATCGTCTTCTGATATTAGTTTTTCACCATCATTTAATTCTTTATATGACTTTGTGGGAAAATTAGTATTGAAGTTTGCCGTAGCACGTGCTTCGGTATAGTATTTGTTATTACCTTCAGTAATATCGCTCGTAGTAAGAACTACTGCTCCAGTTTTTCCATTGACAGAAATAACATCTCCCGTTGGTGATTTTAATTCTAACCAATTTGCAAGTGTGCTAGCTGGAGTCTGCTTTAATATAAAGGATTTAGTAATATCACTTCTGATTGCTATATCTCCTACTTGCGCATCTAAAGCTAACATTTCAGCTTGACTTGCTACGGGGAAGGGTTCTGTAATGGCCATTTTAGGAATAACTGAATCTGGTAATTTCCCATTTGCATCAAGTATTGGAATTTGCCCTGCTGAACTTCCTGTATTTTTGCTTGCTGCTGTTCCTGCATCACTGATTTTTGCCAGATTTAATGTTGGAATATCTGCAGCAGTAAGTTGCGTTGCAGAAGTAACTCTTCCTTTTGCGTCAATTGTTAATTTGGTGTATGTTCCAGCAGTAGCACCACTGTTTGCTAAAACGACTGTGATTGTCTTATTTGCACTTCCATCAAATGATGTAGAGCCCGTTGCATCACCACTTAGCGAAATTGTTCTAGCATTAGAGAGTTTATTTGCTTTTGCGACTGGGGTAGAGCCCTCTAATATATTTGTGATCTGAGTACTCAATAAAGTTAAATCGAATTCACTTGGTAGATGTATCCAACTTGCATATCCACTATTTTCATTAATGCCCTTATAGATGTAAATTTGTGGATTGCTATCAGTTGTTGTGTCTATCCAGATAGTTCCAACAGGATAACCAACATCTGATGCTCCAGGTGATTTGTTTAATGAAATAGCAATACTTCCGATGTATTCTAAATCGTTATAATTTTTAATGCCATCACCAATTTTAATTCTTCTTGTATCCGATTCAAATGCCATTTCACCTTTTTTCAAAATCAAATTAGATAATGCAAATGCAGACGCAGTTGCATTTCTAAAGAGATAAATCGCGCTAATTGTTTTGCTCATTTTTATTTCTCCTTTTTATACTTGTTTTATAAATTTTTGGCACAAGAGTACCATCAAATAGCCGTCACAAGAGTAGCGACAATTGTACCCCACAAGGGTAGGGAACATAATTATTTTTTTAATCTACTTTAATTCCAAAAGTTGCATAAGATGTTCTTGCGTGATAAGTATAAACTATTCTAATAACGTCTGACCAGTATTCTTTATCATCAACAACCAGTTTAAATTTATATTTCAAAGCAGTCCTTCCAATTGATCGTTTGCCAATTACATGGCACTCATTATATTCTTGAATTCTTGGATTAAGAATGCTTTGAATTTTATCTTTTGTGTTGTAATATTCAAACTCCGCAGGACATATACTTGAAGCACTAGCAAAAAATACCATTTGACGCGCAAGTTCGGATAAATCATATCCTGTAGTTATACTATAATAATCGTTTTTGTTAAAGGTTTTTTGATAAGCATCTTTTCCAATTTCAAATTGCGTAACTACACTCGCCTCTTCTTCCGCTTGATAACTCATTGTATAAGTTTTTTCGGCATCATTTAAACTCACAGAATCATAAAAATCCTGACTGAATATTCCTATTGGACGCTTTGGATGAACCCATTTCGTATAAGCGCCCCTATTCATTGTTTCATTTTTTTTAGATTCTTTATATAAATAAACCTTGATTTTTTCTATTCCTTTGCGTAGTTTTTGATTAAAAACGTCATCTGTTAGCATTGTAAATTCTAAACTCAAAAATTTCCTTAATTCACTACCTACTACTACTTGTGTAACTAAATTTTTTATAATTCCTGATTCCTGCGACAATACATATTCAAGATTATTCCATGATGTTGTCCCATCGCCAATTTTAAATCTTCTTGTATCAGACTCGAAAGCCATTTCACCTTTTTTCAAAATCAAATTAGATATTGAAAAATTAGCCGAAGTGTCTGTTCTTGTTTTAGTAATTGTTTTAAGATTTTTTGTCGCCATCCTCTTCCTCCAAAGATGTATTTCCATCAATAATTTCTATTTCTTCATAATTGCTGCCAATTATAACATAATGATTTTGACTACTATCAAAATGATAAGTCTTGTTTTCGTCAGTTGCAATATAAATACAGTTTTCTTGCCCTATATTTGGAAAATCATATACACTTTTTTTCTTAATTAAATTAGGTTTGTTTTTCTCAATTGTATCTATTCTTTTTTCAAAATCGACAATTACATTAGGAAACTTTTTTTTTACTTTTTCATCAACGTTTAATGTTTCCTCAAAAGTAATATTAAAAATGGAAGTTTGCCAAATTAATGTTTCATCCTCACCATCAAAATAATCGAATTCTAACTGACAATCAACACTACATGATGAGGTAGCGTAATCTGTTAAAAGTGTATTTAAGATAATTTTTCCTGCCTGCTGATCCACTTCCGACGATAATTTAATCTTATCAGCATAAGTTCCATCAAGACTAATTAATTTAAGAAATGCCTGAAAAGATGTTAAATCTACATTTTCCTGAATAACATCTAATTCAAATATTAAATTATCTACTAAATTATTATCACAAACCCCAATTCTATAATAATTTTTTTCAGGGTAATTTTTATTAAATTTGATTTTCATGATATTGCCCTCACTGCTTAACTGAATTACCACCAATAATACGAATTGTATCGTTGGTTGTCAAATTATTATCTACATTGTAAGTTGTAATATATTGCCCATTTTGAACAATTTTTGTACCCTGTTTTTCAACGACTTGAATACCTAATTCATCAACTTTTGCCTTTGCATCATTTGATACTGATACTGCTATTGCTGCATTATTTTTAGCTTCTAACGAATTAGCACCAGCAGTTATAGCTATTTCATTTGCTTCCATCGCAAGACTTTCCGCATTTGTAGAAAGTTCCATAGCATCATTTGCAACTTCTTGAATAGCTTCAACAAGGATTTGAATACTCTGCATAAGTTGATAAACTTTATTATAATCATCAATTGGTTGAATTAACTTTGCTATATTTGTTAACTCACCAGTTGATGGATCAATGGAAAATGAATAAATTGGAAGTTCATATATTTTGTTGACATTATCTGAATCGTATGAGTAAGTATCCATTTGCGTAAGTCCTGAATTTAGGGAAGCAAACGATGAACCAAGTCTAACAAGCAAACTACAATTATTTTCAGAATTCATCTGAAATGTTTGAATTTTGGCAATAACATATCCAACGTTATATAGGGTTTCATGCATTCCACTATTGACTGAATAATCAATTGTTAGTACTTCTTGGCTTGTCACTTCTGCCATTCGCCCTTGCACACAAAATGCACCTGTTCCAATAGTAATTGTGGTTGGACTAGAATTAACTAATGCAAGTTCTTGACCATAGTTTTTAAAATAACCATTCGCATTTGCTTGGTCAATAAAACGGCTCCTAATCTCTAAAGCATATAGGCTTGCTTTAAAATTGACTGCCCCTTGAAAAGTAATTGGTTTAATCATGATTTTCTTCCTCCCTTAATAATTTCTGTTAAATATATTTTTTTAAATCCTAGTTTTATCTTTGTTTGAAGACCTGTCGCATCATATTTTTTATTTATTTCTGTAATTGGCAAACTTTTATAAAATTTTCCATCAATATATAAATGAAACATTGTATAAAGCTTATAAATTGATAAATCAATAGGATCAATTACTGAGTTGTTATCTAGAATTATATTATCAACATATCTAGCATTTGCAAGCTCGTACACAGCATCATATTGGCTGCTTGCCAAATATTCTGCTTCAAATATCTTTTGAATAACTGGATAAATTCGTCCTTCAATATTTCCATATTCATCATCTTCTACAATCCTGTTATCTTTCGTTCGATAGTAGTATTTTGTAGCAATTGAATTAGGTCGAGGTGTAATTATCTCATTTCCCTCTTCATCTTTTGAAATTGGCTCAAATTTGGTAGTTGCAACTGCTTTATTTACTTCATTTGAATTAGTTTCAAGACTAGATGTAAAATCACTTAAATCAATAGAAATTTGAGTGTTTGTTTTTTCAAATTCAAAAACTATCTTTCCAGTTGCTTCATCAAATTTTGAAGCTAAATTGTATTCATAAAATTTTAAATAGGCTTTTAAAAAACTGTATGCATTGATTATTTTGTATGTATTTTGAAGACTTCCAAAAAACTCTTCCGTATCAATTTCTTTAGTCTCCTCAGGAATGATGACATCTATTTCTATTTTAGAAATTGTTTCATCTTCTGATGAAAAGACTTTATTACATATTTTTTCAAAAATATCATATAAAATAGGACTAAAAGAGTTTTCTTCTGTATAATTTAACAAAATTTCTGTATTAAACAATTGCCGAAAATCCTGCCCCCTAATTTCTACTAGATCATCATCTTTTTTTATTTTTGCAAAACATGCATATTGATTGTTACCTTCATCATCATTTAATATTATAAAGCATACATCATTAATACCAATATTAGATATTCCTTTGGCACTAAAATTATCAAAATCATATACACGCTCTGTCAGTTCATAAGTTACATCATTAATGTTATCAAGATGCTTTTTATTTTCATCGTAAATCGAAATATACATAATGTCACCTATTAATCTAATAGATATCTTTTAATCGATATTTCAATAGATCCTTCATCAGATACTTTTAGATTTGATGATATAGTATAAGTACCAATTGGTAAATACATAAAGGACTGTTTTGTTTTATCAGTCAAACTATACCCATTTACTTCTACACCATTTTTTAAATACAGTATTTTTTTGGTAGATGCATCTATAGATATTTCATCACCTTCATCGCATTTTGCATTCAAAATGATTTCCTTTGCAACTATACCTGTTTCAGTCGTTAATTTAATATCAATTGGATTATTTGCAATTGGTCCTTTAATTTTAAAATGAATAGGTGCTTCTTCAAAGAATTTATTTGTAATAGTATATTGATTGATGAATGTCATTCCCGTAAACCCAAAAGGAAAAGGAAGCGGAAAACTAGCTTTAGAAGAATCTACTGTTTTTAATGCAAATGATTCTTCTTGTTCTTCATAAAAATAGTATTGTCTTTCAAAAATAAATTGCTCGCTAAATACTCCGTCTTCACTAATCTGAGATTTTGAAGCGCTCTTGAATATTACATCGCAAAATCTTTTTTTTGTTCCATCACTATATTCTAGTGGAAATATTTTGTTTGCATTTTGTGAAAGGAAATTCATCAAATAATTATAATTGTGATAAGGGTTGCCCTCAATATTAAAATAGATGGTAATTGTGATAGATTCAAAATCTAGCTTGATGGATTTTTTTATTTTTCCTTTTGAAGTTTCGTGATAATTAATGGAAAAATTATTACCAAGACCCGTGATTTCTCCAGCAAGAAATCTTTTGTCGTTTAAACTGATAAAAGATTTTTTATCTACAGAATAAAGTTTAATCTCTCTCATTACATCACCTCAGCAAGTTTAACATTGATTTGACGAACTAAATCATCTACATCTACTTCTTCAGCATAATTTTGAATGACAACTTCAATATTTTGCGTCTTGTTTGACGTAGAATAATCGTAGTTATTCGTAGTGCCACTACCAGTTAAATCAATGACTTGGTCGTAAGGAGAACCTGTCACATACGGAATATCCTGACTTTTGATGTTAACTGATTTATCATCTAGTTTATCTAAATCATCAGTTTTAAGTTTTAACGACACATCATCAATATAGCTTATGCTAACGCCTAACCAGCCACCAGCTTTGTTAATCGCAGCAATTAATGAGTTTATTTTATCAATACACCAGTTAATTGCATCTTCTACTGCCCCTAACACTATGTTAATTATCTTAATTACTACATTAAATGCTCCTTTTACAACATTAGAAAATAGATTAAACAATGGCATTAGCCACTCTAAAAGTGCTCCAAGCAGTTGAAGAGGAACTTCCAATGCCTTTAATGCTAATTGTAAAGGGATTAATTGTAACTCAATTAGAGGTCCAAGTAATTGAAAAAGCATGCTTAATAATTCAAAAATAGGAGTAAGACTAGCAACTATCATATTTAGAACATTTCCTAAAATGTTACCAATAACATTAATAATTGGAACAATTGCATCAAATAGACTATGAAGTACATTCATGATGATTTCTAAAATTGGAGTAAGTGCACTTGTTAATGTTGTTATTAGATTGTTAATACTTTCTCTAAACTTCTCATTTGTTGTATATAGTAACATCAGTAAAGTTGCTATTATACCAATTATAGCAATGATTGGATGTGCTGCTAAAGTTGAAAGTGCAGAACTAAGTTTAGGAATTAACTTAATAATTCCTGAAATTCCTGATGTAAGTTTACTTAATAAAACTAAAACTGGAGCAAGCATTGCAACAACTGCTAATACTTTCAAGCCAAATTCAATAGTTTTTTCCGATAGTGAACTTAGCCAATTCATTATACTCATTAATTTAGGAACAACTTTAGTTTCAATTATTTCAGTAATTTTTAAAATTATTGGCATAAATACAGTACCGATTTGTAAACCAATATTTTTAAAAGCTTCCTTCACTCGAAAAAGGGTATCATCTAGTGTTGCTAAAGTTGCTACTTGTTCATTTGTTAGATAGGGCATTTCTTGAAATTCTGCTTTAAAAGTATTAATCGCATCTTTTCCTGCATTTAAAAATGGTAATAGTTGATATGCAATTTTATCACCAAAGATTTCGTTCGCGTAAGATGCCTGTAAAGTTTTATCTTCCATTTTAGATAGAGCATCAATCACACCATCGAACATATCTTCTTGTGTTTTAAATGAGGAAAGTTCAAGTTTTAATCCTTGAATAGCTTTTGTTTGTTCATTGATTTTTCCATTTGAAAAGTCTAATATTGCGGCACGTGCTTTAATTAACGCCTTATTGAATACTTCTACATCTACGCCTGTTTGAACAGCTACGTATTGCCACTCTTGAATTTTTTCTGCAGAAACTCCAAATCGAAGGGCCAAATCATCAATTTGAGCTCCCGTTGATGCAGCTTCTTTTCCAAGTTTACCAATCCCAACAAGTGCTCCTCCAGCAATCGCGGATATAGGTGCTACTGTTTTTGCAACACTTGAAAGTCCACTTGCTACCTTATCAATTTCATTAGTCAAATTGTCAAATTTTAATTTATCTAGATTCTTTAGTTCATTTTGTAATTTTAATACTTCAGTATTGGTTTTTTCAAGTTCTGCCTTAACAGCGCGATACGGTGCTGTATCAACTTGCTTGATGGACTCTAAATACTTTAATCGCTCATTTAATAATTCAGCTTTTTCTTTTGTTTCATCAATTGCTTGTTGAGCAAGTTTTTGTGCTTTAGTAAATTTACTATTATCAAAATCTAGTTCTAAACTTTTCTTTAAGGCATCAAATTCTGACTGTGTTGACTTTACATCTTTTTTTATCTTATTAAATTGTTTATTGAAGTTGGTAGGATCGGCACTAATCTCTATAGTTAAACCTCTAATAGTTTCTGCCATTAGATTCCACCTCCTTTTAAAAATTTAACAGCTTCTTCTGGTGCTAATTCTTTTACTTCTTGTCCATTTGACTTACTTCTTTTAATTTGTGATATTGCTTGTCTAATTTCCATTATATCTAGGCTGATTAATAGGAGATGCAAATCATTAAAGTGTAGTCTTTGGATGAGAATATCTTGAATTTTATGCTTTACACATGCTTGAAAAATAGTTATAATACGTGGCACAGCCAAAGGCTTATAATTACTATTTGGACTTAATTTTTTTAATATCCTATAATTTTTAAGCAATTCTTGGCTGTGCTCTTCTAGTTTTTTTGTGAAATTGCACTCGAATGCAAAATGATATCAAATGCTTCTCTAATTACTTTCACTTGCTTATCTAGTGTTACTTGGTCAGATAAGTCAAATAGCTGGGCAAATGTCTTAAATGTCGGTAACTCATCGCTTTTTAAGAAACAATAAAGTGCCTTTAAATTGCTTATAATTGTTACCATATCTTTTTTTGATATTTTATTTTGTTTTTGCATGCGTTCAACATAAGCGAATAATGTTTCATTCTTTGCATTTTCAGGAAAATGCTTTTGCCAGCGTTCTTCTGCAAATACAGTCATATCTAAATGAGCAACAATTTCTCCTGGATTATTTTTAATTTTTCCGTCGACAATTTCACGGTCATTGAGTGGTATTTTAATTTTAATCATACTATTACCTAATTTGCTTTGGGAATCACTACTGCATCGCCAAATGTTTCATAACCTTCATCACCAGGTTCAACAGTTAATTGATATACTAAATATTCATTGCCATCTGAATCCACATAATTTTGTTCTTGTACATTTTTTAAAAGAATACCTTTAATTGTAATTGGCAAATCAAATGTTGATTCATTAATGTCATCAGTATTTTGGTCATAACTTTCTGCCGGTCTTGTTGAAGTTACACCATATAACCATGTTTTAGCAATTGGATATTTACTATCTTCAGTAACCCCTTGTGTTTCAAAATAAATGCAATGTTCTACACTCTTAATCGTTTTAACATCTGCAATTCCATTCGATAGTTTCATTTTTCTACCCATTGCAATTTCATAGTCTACACAAATGTTATTTTGGGTAAGAGTTCCCGTTTTTCCTTTATCATTCACGATTGATGCAATGATTTTTCCGTCACCAAATATATTTTTTTGACTTGAGTTTGCCTCAAGTGATATCTTCATTGATGCTCCCATTGATACTGGTGTTGCCCAGTTATCTCCATTTTTAGTTGCAAATTTAACATTTTGAATGTTAAATTTCACAATAGTTTTACTTTTATTATCAGGCATTTACTTCCCTCCTTCTAATTCTTTTTTAATCACTTGAAAAATTTCATTTTCACAAGCATCATAGGTTTGTCTAAAAAAAGCAGTATTTTCATTATATTCAAGGATATTAATTAATGGTATATTTTCTTTTTCTTTTGAATTTACTGTTTTTGTGTTTCCTACATAACGATGATCTTTATATTTTGTTTTAATTGACCATTTTGTAGAAAAATTACCTGTATCAATTGGGCTAGCCATTTCAGCCTTTCTTTTTAAAACTTCAGCTCCTTTTTGGATAGCACTTTGCCGCTTTTCGAAACTATTATTTAAGAATTCAGTAAATATTTTATCCATTTCCTTTTCAATATCTTCAAGTTGAACCTTCACAGTTGACACTAGATATCACCAACCTCAATTAAAGCTACTTCTATATTAAATCCGCGAAAATCATTGTCTAGGTCATAGATTTCATTTAAACCATTGATTATTCGCCATTCATCTTCAATTTCAAAAGTTTTTCTAATGAATCGCATTCTATCTAGTGCATCATTAACTGTATTTGTGTTTTTATCAAATCGATAAAAATAATTGATATCAATGTTAGTTTGTAGTGCCTGTTTTTTTCCATCACCAAAAAATCTAGTTTTGGTGGAAACAATTCTATACACTACATATTCATCTTGATTTATTTTTACGTTTGAATCAAAAATTTCATTTACCAAAATTCTTCTTTGATATGATGATAGTATTCCGTGACGCAAAAGAACTGAATCTAATATATTTTGAACTTTATTTATCACGTTCATTATTTCACCTCTACTCTTTTAATCTGGAACTCTAATGTTTGATTAAAATTATTAATTACAGATGAATTTAGAACATAACTTTCATTTCTATTACAATTCTTATATACTTTTACGTTTTTAGTATATAACGCATCTGCAACTTCTTTGACATAAGTCATTTGTAAAGTAGCAGTTTGTACAATATTATTTTGTTGTTGAATAATTGAATTGTTACCAATCCTTTCTTGCCATGAAACGTAGAATATATCAGAATATAATGAATTTTTTTCTTCATCATATCCTACAATGGTTTTAATCGTTTCTAAAACTGTTTGATAACCATATCCAGGAATATATTTACTGCATTCGATTGCAAAAGATACTGCTGTTCTTTTTTTAACTTCACTCATATCATCACCTTAATTGAGCAATAAGATGAACTATCATACTATCTTTACTGACTAGATGAATTGCAGTACCTTTATCTCTAGCATCCGCCCAAAGTGATTTTACAGCATATGCCCTATTAGATATTATTTTGTTTTTAGGAACACCAGCTTCTCTCATAAATTCCTCTGCTTCAAAAACATACCTTTTAATTTGCTCTTTTTTTAGAGGATCACTAGCATAGTATCCTAAATCATATAAAATTTTATCATATTCATCCATATCTAATGATCCTCCTTTATTTTAACTACTCACTAGGAGTAGTTGTTGTTTTTACTTTTTTTGTTCCATAATAGAACTTATTAGGTGCAGCTTTACCAGCAACCATCAAGTGTGCTGTTGATTCGATTACACGTGTCTTTCCATGAAGTTCTGAATAAACCTCAGTTGCTTTAGTAAAGTTCAATTTATAGTTTTTAGCATTACCATACAAGAATGCATCATCTGCTAGACCTTCTTCAATTTCTACTGGAACTTGTACAATTGACTTAATACCACTTGCTTGGTTATAAATTGGGAATAAATATTGTCCATTCTTATCTTTTTCAAATGCTAAATTTAAACTTGTCAAATGGGAAATATACAATTTGGCACCTTTTCTAGCACGTTTAGATAATGTTTTGAATGCAGTTTGAATGCCTTCTGCTATTGTTTCGTATTCACCTTTAATAGAATTAACAGTTACACCTTCAATTCTATCATCTGTTCCACTACCATACAACACTTCATCACCAAGAAGTAAATCCATTTCATTTCTTAGCTCATCTAAAATGTACTGTGCAAACATATCATCAGCAAGTGCTAATACTTCCATAGATACTTCGATTGTTAATGGATAGTTACCTTGAGCAAGTGTTATCTTATCCCATTTAATTGATAAATCATCGGCTTTTTCACCTTCCTTTTTACCACGAGCCGTTTTGGCTGGTAGTGTTTTTTCTGCTGCATATGGGAAAATTAATGCACCTTTGATATGTGTAGGCATACAATCTCTTAAGAATGGACTGTCTAATGTATCGATTTCTAATAAATCATACATTACATTATCACTGATAAAGATGCCTCCATTATTTACTCCATTTTTTTCGGCTGTTGCTGCAACATACTCTTTTGCAGTAGTTGTAAGAGAAACGCCTAAAGCGCGTTTTTCATTCTCACTAAATTCAAAGGAAGAATTATTAAGCATTGCGCGTAGTTCTTTACCAAACGCACTTTTTGAATGTTTAGAACGTTCTTCTTTAGACATAGGTGCATCTGTATTACTTGCTTTTTTGTTAAATTTAGTGATTTTAGACACATCTCTTTTTTCTCTTCCAGCAAGAAGTTCTACTTCTCTTTGTTCTACTTCTTCTTGTTCTTCTAAGCTACGTTCTTCTTCATCTAATTGATTAATTTGAAAATTGATTTTGTTTACTTCTACTTGAATTTCTGCAAATCTTTTTTCATCTGCAGAATCGATTTCAGCTAGTAGACTTGCCTTTTTTTCTCTTAACTCTTTTAAAGTCATTTTTGTTCCTCCATAAATTTAAATTTTTTCTTTTTTAAGTCTAATTCTTTTGTTGTATCATTGCTACGATTTTCATTTTCCAACGCCTTAGCTTTGATGTTTGCAACCATCATTTTTTCGTTATCCAACGAGCTTAAGGAACGAGCATTTATACTTGTTTGAGGGTATGCACCATCATTCACTGCACTAACCTCATAGACTTTTCTAATTTTCATAATTCGACGTACTGGCATTTCTGCATCAATATCGAACCATTCATCTCCACCATCTTCGATTTCAATGGCAAAGCAAAAACTCATATCTTCTATGTCACCACGTTCAATTGCGGAACATAATTTCTTTGCATCACTATTGTTTTCTTTATCAACCACTGCTTTGACATACATTCCATTTTCATTAATGCTAACATCCATTGTGGAACGTTTACCTCTACGATGTCTTGCAATAGGAATCATTGAATCATCGTGATTAACTAATAGTTTTATATCAGATAAATCAGCATTATCCAATGCATGTGGATCTATTTCCTCGTAAAAATAATGTCCTATTGCAGTTCTTTCGTTAAATACAAGTGGATATCCTTCAATTATTCCTTCTTTTGGATGAACATCTGCATTTCTTTTTTGAACTCGATATTCAATATTTGGATTAAGCATTTTCATCATCCTCCTTTTTAATTGGTTTATTGACTAACTGATATTGATTTGCAATGGATGTATCGATATAATTAAGACTAACTCTATCAGGATCTTCATCTGGTTCATAACCTAATAGTTCCCTTTGTTCCATCCGCTTTAATAAATTGGATGGATTAGCAAGTTCTACAATTTTCATTCTTGTAGCAAACGAAAGACTTTGTACAAATCTATCATATACTTTTATTTTATATCCGGCTCTAAGTTGTTTTTGAGTAAATATACCGACTGTAAATGCCTCACTAATTGCCACTAATATTCCTTCAATGGTTGTTTGATAAAATGAGGAGTATTCATCGTCTGTAAACTTCCCTGTTAAGATAGGTATACTAACACCAAACGGATATAATAGTTCATCTTTTATAAAGTTTAAAATATTTGATGGAATATCAGATGCATTAACATTGATAGGTGTAAAATCGCTTTCAAAATCTGTGGCAAGAATACCATATTTAGAATCCAAGATATGGCTTTCAAATTCATCACGTCTAAGGGTCTTCTTATCAGCATCAGCCACAGTTTTCATTGATAAAAGCCCCTTTATAGAAAGAGAAGCAACCATATTTTTTGGCACACATTCTTTAATAGTGTGTATAATTTGCAAATTTCCAAGTAGTGCCCTTACATCGAAATTTCCATTTGCATCTCCACCTTTTGTAGGATGTTCACCAAATTTCCATCTTACATGAATAATATCTTCATAAGGTATATCAAATGTTACAGCATTTCCAATTAATTCAATTCGATACTCACCATCAATTTCATAAATTGTTACTTCATCTGGATCTAGTATATAAAACTCTTTAGGCACCCTTTTCACTAAGTCAGTTCCCTTAATCGGAACTTCATCAAATGTTTGGTAAATATATGCATTGCAGTTTTTGACTAGCATATATCCAAGTTTGTACATAAAATCATGCGAAGTCATCAAACGATTAAAACGTGTAGTAAAAATAAAATTATAATCATCATCATTAATCTTTATTTTAGCGGCACTATTTACTTTTTGAACAACGCTTCTAAGATAGGCTTTTGATACTTCTTCAGCAATCCTATGCACAGCGGTTTTTACAATATCTGATGCATAAATATCTTTGCCGAAGTTAGAAATAATTGGACTATCTAAACTAATTAATCGATTTAACGAATTTTGAACCTTTGTGTTATATTTTCCAACTTTTAATAACTTCTTTATTTTCTCAAACACCATAATCTTTTTTCCTCCTAAAACAAAAAATGAGCCGTTCAACGGCTCATGCAATAAAAAATGGCGAGCCGAAAACATATCCATGTATGTTTAAACGACTCACCAGAATAATATCTTATACGGAGTACTTTGGGTATCTGAAATGGATTTGAACTAACTTCATATTAAATTCATACCATTATTATAACATAGTGTTTTTTTATTTGTCAACATTATTACTAGATTTTTCTTTATTTTTTTGTGCACGAATCGTAAAAGTATACTCTTTTTTACATTTTGGACAATAAAAAGTAGTATTTACAATTCCTACTCGCGAATCATATTTACCAATCAAACATCCATGTATTGGACACTTTACTTTATTTTGATAATTTTCTAATACCATTTTTTACCCCACTTTCTGCATAAATTGCGTTTTAAACTCTTTCAAAACTTCATAAGCGATTACTTTTGACATTGTACCATCAATTTTGTTTCCAATAAAACCCTGAAGCTTTACAGGCATTGCTAAACCTTTAGAATCATTTTTGATTGCGGTATTTTTAAAATTCCATATGCACATCGGATTTGATTGATAATTTACCAAACAATCTTTTAAATCATCTTCTAAATTACAAGTTGGAACATTTAGCGTAAATGTATTCATACCAACTTGAACAGGCACTTGATCTCCAAAGTTTTTAGCTACACGATTTTTGAATTCTCGCGCCTTCCATGCATCGTATCCTACTCGATACGGCCGAATACTATATTCTTCAAATACCTCCCAAAGATATTCTGCTACGATATTATCATCGATAATGTTTCCATTTACCACACGGCACCATCCCTCAGCTTCCCACTCTAGATAATTTTTCTTTTCTGCATTGGTTGGACTTTCTGTAAAAATTGGATCGACTGCTTTCGATTCAGGCACGAAATACATCGTGTGCAAATACTTAGTATTATCATTTGGTTTTAAGAAAAGTAATGTTGCAGCTGATAAGTCATTTGTTTCCGACAAGTCAACTCCTGCGATGCACCAACTATTTTTAAAATCTTTTAAATTGAATGTACCATCATTTTTAAGAATTGTTTTTTCCTCAAGCCATGCATTTGGTCTTGAATACTTAATATTAAATTCTTTGGCCAATATGAATGCTCGTTTTGTTCTTGATGTTCTTGCTTCTTCAACAAGGCCTCTTAATGTACTCCACTTTTTACAAACTCCAAGTAATGGATTAGACTTAACCCATGTTGATTCATCTTGCCATACTTCTTGTTCTGAATCCTGTGTATATAGCCAAATCAACCACCTTGGTCTTTTTAACTCACCTTTTAAAACCTTTCTAGCTTCTCCGAGTCGCTTATCCAAATATCCATCTGTTACTACTCCTTCAGTAGTTATTTCAAAATAAACTGGTTCTTCTTGAGTAGTAAGTGAAGTCCGAATAGGCATAACGGTTTTGTCATCCTTCATCTCATGAACTTCATCTACAATCGCAAACTTTAAGTTTCTACCTTCTTTTGCCCCTGACTTTGCGGACATCTTTTTGATGGATCCTTTATTTTGTTTGGTGTATTTGCCTTTTTTCTTCTTTTGTTTGCGATTACCAAAAAAAATACCTTGATTGTTTTTTCTAGTACATCTTTCAAGAATATGACTTTCTTCTCTGAAGTTGTTGATACAATCAAACACTAAAGATGCTTGTTCATGGTCATTTGATGCGCAAAGAAACTTTTGTCCCATTGTCCCACAGAAGAAATCTGCTATAGCAAGAGCTGCTAAAAATGGAGTCTTACCATTTTTACGAGCCATCAGGAGTAATATTTCTTGAAATCGCCTTACCCATTTGCTATATTCAGGATCAAAGTATTGATAACCAAATAGAGTTTCAGCAATTGCTTTTTGTTCTATTGTTAGTAAGAATGTTTTCCCTGCAAATGGGGCTTCAAAATGTTTTATATGTTTTTCAATGAAAGATATCCTTTTATGAGCAGGCTTTAAATAGAGTCTATATTCATCACAATCAAGTTCTAGCACATACATATCCAATGCTGTCATAAGTTCTTGACCTATTAGTTTATCACCACTTTTACAAAGATGGTAATACTCTAATAAATAACTTTTGTTTTCTTCTCCGATAATATGCATCAATCATCATCCTCGAATTCTGACAACTCATCATCGTCATCATTGTTATCTGTATTTAGTAAATCTTTATTAAGTTTAACCATACAATTGGTGTATTGGGCCATATACTTTACGCGAGTTTTTCCAGCGCCGGTTTCTTTTGTATTGCCCATTTTATCAACAACTAAAGTTGGAAGTCCTTTAATTTTTTCTAATACTTCATAAAGCTCTGCAACTTTATAGATAAGTTTATCATTAACGGCCAATTTAGCCTCATCTACGCCAGATTGTTTGTATAACTCAATTAATCGGTTATACTCTAATTCAGCAATATTTGGCTGTTGCAACTCTTTATTTCCTTGTTTTTTTTCCATACTTGGACCTCCAATCTTTCAAAAAAATTTTTGAAAACTTTTTTACACAAAAAAAAGTCAAAAAAATGGATTTTGATTTCTCCCGTTGGCGCTGTGGAGTATTGTGAAAGTTTTGAAAAAAATCAAAATAGGGGGGAATATCTAGATTTTACTTTCTAAATTCAGCAAAATACTTTTCTATCCACTTTATTACTTCTTCCTTCACAGCCACTCTTTCATCACTAGATTGAACTCTATTGATGCATTCTTCTTTAGTAGATTCGATATAAATTGGTTCTGCACCAAGTTCGGTTATTAATCTTTCACGCTCGCTTCGCTTTGGATACGTGCCAATAACATACGCATTTTCCCATTCACCTTTTCTAACCTTGATTGCATCCAACAATAGATCACGAATATCCCATGATAGCTTTTTAGTCGACTCTGGTTTATCGTACATATCACAGATACAAATTGACTTATGTATTCTATCTAAATCAACAATCAAATCATATCTTGTAGCAACTTGATTTACATATGATGTTTTACCAGAACAAGGTGCACCATAAACTAAATAAACTTTTTTATTGACTCTTCCACCAAATCGCCGATGCTCTTTATTGTGACAGTCATGACACACAACTTTAATATTATCAGGATTTAAAGTAATACTTACATCATCAATATTGTTTAACGTTAACTCAATAATATGATGTGTTCTAAGTCTATCAATGGAAAAAGTTCTACCACATTCATTACATCTACCTGAACTTTTTAATTTAAGTAAATAAGATAAATCTTTATATTCTTTACCTAAATAAAACTGATGTATCCTATCTAGCATTCAGATACCTACTACTTCTTCTGTAATTTTATCATCAGCATTAGCACCTTTATTTTTAAGAGCTTCTTTTCTAATACTTAGGACTTGAGGATCCTTCGCAAAATCTTCTGGATAACGATTAATTAACAAGAATTGAATCATTCCTGCATCAGCTCTAGCATAGCGTTTCACTATTTTTGTTTTTGTACCTGTGACATTACCATCTTTATCTTTAATTTCTTCGGTTGTAGTCTCAGTATATTCATAGCCATTTGCTACTTCAAATGCACGATTCAGCAAATTAACGCGGCATATTTGCTTTGCATTACATAGTAGTTCGTTTAGTTCGCTATGCCGCTTTTTATATTCGTACCACATAGTCTTGCCAATTCCATAAAAATTACGCACTTCTTCTTCTGTTACACCGTGGGATACATAACGTTTTATTTCATCTAAATGTGGTTTTATCAATTCATCATATTTAGTTGGTTTACTTTTATTTTTTGCCATTTATTTTTCCTCCCTTTGATTTTAACATTTCATCCTAACATGAATGTATGCGCCAGCAACATAATCACTAAAAGCTACTTGCATATCAGTGAATTTATAGCCTTTATACATCTTTGTGAAAAAGGCACTTACATCAATTCTATGTTCGATTAACTTTAACACTTTTGCGCTTGTCATCTTACTGTCTGCAACAGTAACTATAGGCTTTTTTAAATTTTGACTACAAGTATATCTTTTTGTACCTTTAGGATCTTTGGTAATGTATCTTGCGAGTCCTTCTAATCCAAATTCATCTGGTTGTAACCTTCTTGATTGTGTTCTAGCTCCTCCCTTCCAATATTTTTCTGCAATGTCTCTATCCGCAAAGTTAATAACCAAATGATGATGCACCCTTATTTTCTTCTCTTCACTATACTCTGTTACATAAATATATTTAAGCTCTGGAAGATTGTGCTTTTTGACATATGTTTTTAACCTTCTCAAGTAATTCACCATATCACGTTGTGCCCTTTTAATATCTGATGGTAAATGTGCATCGTCGTATGTAAAAGTACACATAATATCTTTGTCAGTGAAATTACAATTCATTAACCTTATAAGTTTCTTAATTGTATTTTTATTATTAAGATTTCTTTGTGCTTGTCTCGTCTCTTTTGCTCTTGGTTTTCTCAATTCAGAATTAGTATCCCAAATTGGATAAACCTCACTTTCTAAATAATCGCCTGACTTGATTGTCTTAATTCTATATCTTCCACCTTTAGAACGTAATCCTTCTATTTTTTCCTGAAGGTTATCTTCGTACATTGATGAATCATTTGTAAATATATCATCTACAATATATTTGTCTTTTTTGTTTAATCTTTTACTCATATAATATATCCTCATCTACTATAATATCGTTGTTATGTTAATACCTATTACTAGGACATTAATGCCTCAAAAGGCACTTTTTTTCTTGACATTTTTAGCAAAATATGATATACTATATATATAAGGAAACAGCATAACATACAATGCTTAGACTTTTAGAGATAAGTGACTGCAATCACTTATCTCTTTTTTGTTGATTATTTATTCTAATTTTGGTATAATAATGGTGGTGGTTAGACTTCTTCTTCGGAGGAAGTCTTTTCATTTTGATTTTTGATTCGCTCAAGTTTTAGCGATAGAACATCAATGCAATCTCTAATATAATCACTTAATTTATCTATACCTAATATTTTAAGCGATGATTTTGATAAAACTTTTTCTGCAATTGTTCTATCTATTTCAACATGCAAGTTGTATTTATTCGACTTGCTTTTTCTCTTTTTATCAATTTTAACGTTTCTTGAAACACTTATTAAATCTATTTCATCCGCATCATACAGATCTAATACATGACATTTCAAAAATGTGCAAATAGTTTTTAATTGATGTTTAGTAGGTAATACAATATGATTTACTATTTTTGATAATAAAGGTTTATCCATCCTACTATCATATCTATTTAATTCTGTTAATAAATCTTTTTGTTGAATGCCTAATTCGTCAAATATCTTTTTATATGACATTTTTTTTCCTTTCTACGCTAGTTTTATTTTCAATTTAATTTTTTCTATATATTTTTCTAACCATTTTCTAGCATTTTCTGGAGCCGGATCATTATCATAAAATCTACATTGGATGATTTTATATGTCTTAGGATTTAGCTCAACTGTACAAAATGATTGTTCCTTATTCTTTGTTTCTCTTAAAAATAGAACAATTGAATATCCATCAGCAATTCTATCATCATATCCACCAACACAGTTTTTATTTTGTTCTCCTTCTTTTATCAAGTCTTCTTTGGTTAATGGAACTACAATAGAGTATTTTTTTTCTTCACAAGAAAAAATTTTATCGTAATCAAGTGATAATTTCTTAAATGTTCTCCTTCTTTTCGCTTCTTGTATCTTTCTTTTTCTTTCTAGAAGTTCTTCATATCTTGCTATGCAAATATCATGACAATATGTAAAATCATGAGGTGTTTTTACTTTAGTATCCTCTACATTCATTTTTAAGGCTATTGCAGCTGTTATATAATCAGTGTAGTCTCTAATAAATTCACTAGCAGTTCTTTTTCCTTTATTTTTTTCATAATAGAGACATAATTTTTCGTTTGAAATAAATGGATATTCAAAATCACTACCAGAATGCATAATTAAGTTTGCAATAAATTTAATTCTTTCAAATGTTTTTTCACTTTTCCAATTATTCATCTTAATTAACGCTTTTATTTGAACAGGTGTAAGGTTGTATTGTGCTGCAATTTTCAAATCACTTTTTTGTTTTAAACCACAAATTGCTTCTATTGTTTTGCCATCTTTATTAATTCGTTCTTCTTTACTAAGATAATAATCATTATTATCTATTAAATAAAATGCTACTTTATATAAACCAACTTTCAATAGTTTTTCAACTTGTGGATATTTTAAATATTGTTTTAAATACCATAAAGGATTATATCCTATATTTTGCGCAAACAATTTTAAACCTGAATATTTAAATTTATTATCATCCTTTACTATATCTTCCAAATTGAATGGATAAATAAACATTTCAACATCTTCAGAGTACCATCCATTCCATCCCATACCATGCTTATGCGCACGTCCTTTTATCCACTTTCCAGATTTTTGCCAACCTCCTTCAATAAACTTGTATTGGTATTGTTGATGATATTGGTAAAAGATTAAGTTTTTATCAAGGAAATCCCTTTGTTCCTCGCTTAATGAAACATATACTTTTACCTTTGGTGATTCAGTTGGATTGTATTCAATTCTTTGTGTACCTATATAAATGATTTGAATATACCCATCATTCAGTTTATCAACATATGTACATACCTTACTTGTACTATTTCTACCTTTATATACATCATTTTTTAATTTAACCCTTTTACCACATGCTGGACAAATAATATAATGTCCAGATTTTGGCTTTTCAAGTGGTATATTTTCTGCTCCACAAGAACAATAACCTTTATATACTTTTTTATCCTCTTTATGATAAAACATTATTTTTTCAAATGAATCTTTTACAAAATCCAAAAAATTATAGGAAATTCTATTATAATTAATCATAGAATTTCTTATTTCATCTACTAACTTTTTTTTCATATTACACCTATAAAAAGTCTTCTAAGTTAACTATTTTTTCTTTTCTTCTTGATGCACGCACATATTTTGCGCCTAATAATTTTGCAATTAATTCAGCTGCTTCAAATGGACCCACACATTGATTAGCACTATTTCTTCCTGCTTTTTCTATTTCTCCAAACAATTTATCTAAGCCAATTGATGCATCGACTTCAAAATTATCAGGCATTTGAGATAAGGCTATTTCTGTACAGTCAATAACATCTGAATATAATTTCTTTTTATTTCCTGTTGTTTCATTATCCTGAATAAGAAGTTCAATATACTCATTTTTTAGCATACCCTCAATCCCTCCAATACTGCCTTTATCGCTTTTTCACAATTCTTCTTTTTTTCTTCAGGAACATTTAATAATGCTTGTAATAATTCATTTGTGATTTTTTGAAAGTCTTCAAATTTTAATTTGAAAATAGTCATCGAATTATTACTTGCAGATAGTTTTTTATTTAATATATCTATCTCTTCTTGCTTTTTGTTTAGTTCTAATTCTTTTGCTTGGAGCGTTTTTGTAGTTTGTTCCAGGTTCTTTTCAAGTTCAGGATCTTTTTCATACACTGTCTCAATTTCCTTAGGTGCATTTTTTAATGCTTCTACTTCTTGCTTAAGTTTTTCTTTATCTTTTTTGAGTTTTTCAAGTTGCTTTTTTTGCTTTAATTCTAATTCTTCTAATTGCTTTTTCTGACTTTCCTTTATTTCTTCTAGTGCTTTTTCTTTTTCACTAGTAGAAAAATCCAAATCAAGTTGCATTCTTTCTGCTGTTTTTTCTAATTCCTTTATTTTATCCTTTAGTTCTCTAACAGAGATTTCTTCAACATTCTCGTTTTCCATTATTTCTTCTCTAGTTGATGCAGTAATGCTAGCTAGTAAAGTTAATTTTGTTACACCTATTTTTGCATTCGATTGCAAAAATTCTTTTGGCAAATCTTCATAAACTTTGATGTAATTGTAGGCTTGCCTTTCTTTTAAACCTACAGCTTGCTCTACGTAATCTCCAAATGTTTCAAACCCTGCAATTGAATACAATTTGGCATCTCTCATTTCTTTGAGTTTTATTGCCATTTGAATGGCAAATTCACAAGTCATCCTTCCGCAGTGAATGATTTCGTTGTGCAAATGTATAAACTTTTTTTCTTCAACAGTGATGCTGCCATCATCTGCTATCATTAATTGTTGAAAGTTACTCATTCTGTTTTCCTCCTATATTTGTGCTTTTTTAGATTCGGTAAATACAGTATTAATAATCAAGTTTTCATTCTTATTTAGTGAAAAACTAATTTTAAGTGGTGGATAATTGTAGGATATTGCGCAATCATACTTCAATACATGCATACCTATTTTCTTTAGCATTTCTCTAATCTCATCAGATAATTCAATACTATTATCTTGAAAAGAATGCTCTAAGTTGTCAATATATTCATTAAGTTTATTAATGCTTTTTAATTTATTTAGATTATCTTTAGCTGTTTCACAATTGCAATTAAGTGTGCCATATTCATTAGCTTCTTCTTGACTGTGAAACATTTTATTGTCAACATTCATTATAACTCTATGACAAAATTTACATTCTGGTTGATATTTCATGATTATATTCCTAACTTTCCTTTATTTTATCTTTGCAATTATACTGTGGTAAAATATGTTCAACATCTTTTAAACAGCATTTTACCCATCCAAGTCTATCTAGAAAGCCACTATACTTACAAGTGTAGCAACTGCTTTTTTTGAATTCTTGTTTATTCATTTTAACCTCTTTTCTTCACTTATAGAAATGATACATAATCCCTAAAAGTGTATAATTTTTTTCTTTAATGACCGAATTTTATTTCAGTCATTTTTTTACTTTTTTTTACATTATTTTTAACTTTTTTTAGTTTTTTTTCTTAAACTCATATTTTTGATTTATAAAAATGATACCGTGATTTTATTTAACGTAAAATTCTAATTTCATCATTAATCCAACTGCCTGTTGATAAGAATTGTTTAACTTTCATTTCTCTTTTTGCTTTTTCTTAAAATATTCTTCATTTATTTTTTGATGGAATTTTTTATAAGCATATTGAACCCATTCTATAGGACAGTTTCTTTGTTCTGTAGAATACCAAATTTTTTTAATCTCTTCTGAATTTTTTGCTTTTTTTATAGCCGTTTCTAATTCTTCAAAATTACAGAAATAAGGAACCATTTCTAATCCTCCCAATATAATCTTTATCGTTTTCGCTTTTCGTAAATTATACTTTTTAGAGAATTTCTTATACATATATAGTAAAGTAACTTCTACCTATACTATCTTCACCTTGGTAATTCCATGCATACATCATACTTTCTAACTTTTGGATAGGGGCATGCTCAAGCGCAAACTTTACTTCACTACACCATGTACCTATTTTTATCTGTGTTCCTTTTTTCAATGTTTTAAGAAATTCTTTTACTTTCATATTTGTATAGACCATATCAAACTCCAAACAACCACTTTATTGCATCTTTTCTGGAGTTAAAATCTTCAACCCAGCAATTTCCATCACTATTATCACAAGCTGTCCATGTTTTTGACTTTTTATCATAAGCTAAAAACAATCCTTTTTCCTCTTCTGTAAATTGTTTTTTTGCTCCATATTTCTTTACTAACTTTCTTATTACATCGCCTCTATAAAACTTCATCGTTGTATTTTGCATTTTCTTACCTTCTTTCTTTTGACTATTTATTCTTCAATCCATTCTTTTATTTTTTTATATTTTTTTCTTGATTACATTTGAATAATTCAACATTTATTTCTACTGTCTAATTGGTTTCAGTAATAATAGAATTATGCCTTATAATATCCAATATTTCTAATTCATTTTTTATTGATTCATATTCTTCACAATATTCATTTGAAATACTTCTCCATGGACAAGCCACCTGTTTTTCACCCATCAATCGCTGACACTCTAGACAAATCTTTTTTAATGCTTCATTTCCTTTCATAATCGTTTTCCTTTATCCTCTTTAATTCTCTATCTTTTAACATAGCTACTGTTTTGGCTATTAAAAATTCATCCATAAGTCGATAAAACTTAGCTCTTTGAAAAAATATTATTATAATAGAAATAATATTTGT